AGATTTCTCAATCACCTCTATAATTCTTTACCTAAAGAACAATTTAATAAGATAAAATATGCAGTTGTACAGTCTGGTACAGGTTTAGATCTATCAACTAGAACTAATACTGGTAACTTTAATAAGAGAAGATTGAAGAAGTTTATTAAGGTTGTTAAAAAGTATGGGTTAATGAGTAAAGAACATAATGGTGATTATCTAATAGACTCATTTGATGTTGAAGTAAGGTTTGAGAGTGGATTGGATGCTATTAATATTGCACCAGAGTTCGGTCAAATAGAATCAGAATACTATTTGGAGCAATGTAGGAAAGATAATCATCTATTTGATAGGTTATATGATATATGCTATAATTCAGGTAAATGGAAGAAGTGGATTTCAAATATCAATAGGATTTCAAAAGATCAGTTAATTATGACTTCTTGTCATTATGTGCTATCTAATCCAGATTTTATTAATGAAATTAAGACACAGTTTCCAGATTCTGATAGAGTAATCAAGAAAAGAATCAAATCACAGTTAAAGTTGTTACATGAGCAAACAAAAAGTTATTGCATTTGATTTGGATGATGTAATTTGCTATCGTCCTACTGGATATGAGCATTATGGTCCTGATAAGTATGATTACTGTAAACCATATCCAAAAGTAATTGATTTAGTAAATTCTCTTTATGAGAATAATTACATCAAAATCTATACAGCAAGAGGAATGTCGCAATTTAATGGTGATGTTGAAAAAATCTACGATATGTTGTATAATAAAACTATAAAACAATTAGATTCTTGGGGTGTAAAGTTTCACCAACTTATTATGGGAAAGACGCATTATGATCTTTTAATTGATGATAAGGCACTTAATTCGTATAAAATTAAAGAATCAACTATTAATCAATTTTTAACGGAGGGAATGAATGGCTAAAGTAAAAGCAGGTGCATTGGGAACTGCTGATTATATTGAAGCAACACCTAAAAAAACCAGTCAAGGTATGGGTAAGCATACCAAATATTCTGCTAGTTCACGTAATCGTGCTAAAAAACGGTACAGAGGACAAGGTAAATAACTCAAAAACGCCCACTAGGGCGTTTTTTAATGTAAATATAAAAAAACCCTCATAAATAAAAAAAGGAAATAGTATAGCAAATACCTATTCAATGGCACAAAATCGTTTATCAAGAGGATTTAAAGACATAAGTCTATCTTTTGGAGCACATCCAGTGACAAAAGATCTTCCTGTCTTGCTGAATGAACGTGCTATAACAAGATCTGTAAGAAATTTGGTGGAGACTATTCCATCAGAAAGATTTTTTGATTCTCTTATAGGTAGTGATATTCGTGGCAGTTTATTTGAAAACTTTTCGCCAGCAATAAATGTTATTATTTCAGATCAAATAAAAGAATCAATATCAAATTACGAACCAAGAGTTGATAATGTTGAAGTTGAAGTAAATTCAACACCAGACTTAAATACTCTTGAGGTAACGGTTCTGTTTGATATTGTAGGTGAAGAGTTTCCTACACAATCATTTACTTTCTTGTTAGAACCCACTAGGTAATATGCCCTTTACACAGTTTACAAATCTAGACTTTGATCAGATAAAAGTACAGATTAAAGATCATCTTCGAGCAAATTCCAATTTCAAGGATTTTGATTATGAAGGTTCTAATTTGGCGGTTATTATTGATCTGTTAGCATATAATACTTACATTAACTCGTTTAATGCAAATTTACTTGCAAATGAATCTTTCTTAGATTCTGCAACTATAAGAGAGAATGTAGTATCACTTGCACGTAATATTGGATATGTTCCAAGATCAAAAACCTCTGCAGTAGCAACAATTAAATTGGGTGATGTAGAAATAAATGATAATATTGTTACTCCTAATGTACCATTTATCGAATTAAGACCAGGTTTAGTGTGTGTAGGATCTATAAACAATACAACGTATAGATTTTCGATTCCTGATGAAGTCACTTCATCTAGAATAATTACAAAAGAAGTTGATGGTGTAAAGAGGCGGTTTGCTCAGTTTGACGATAATATTTCAATCTATGAGGGGACTTTATTACAAAGATTGTTTAGAGTTGATACTAGTAAAGATCAAAGATTCATTATAGATTCACCAAATATAGACAGTTCAACGATTAGAACCTATGTATCTGGTGTTGCTGATGCTGGTAAAGGTAGAAAATATTCTGTAGTTGATAATATTCTTAAGTTAGATAAAGATTCCGAAATTTATTTAATTCAAGAAGTACAAGATGAAAAATATGAGTTGTTATTTGGTGATGGATTATTTGGTAAAAAGTTAGAAAACAATTCTGATATATTGGTAAGTTACATTGTTACAGACGGTGAAACTGGAAATGGTCCTTCTGAATTTAGTTTTCAAGGAACATTTATGGATCACAATGGTATATTATTACAACCAAGTGATAATGTTACCATAACAACTATTCAACGTGCCTCTAACGGTGCTGAAGTAGAGGATTTATCATCTATTAAGTATTTTGCACCTAGATTATATTCTGCTCAATACAGGGCAGTTACACCAAGAGATTATGAGGCAATAATTGAATCAATTTACCCTAAAACTGAATCTGTTGCTGTTGTTGGTGGTGAAGAATTAGATCCACCACAGTTTGGTAAAGTTCAAATTAGTATCAAACCAAAAAATGGTACATATGTATCTGATTTTGATAAACAACAGATTAAGAATAAATTAAAAAATTATGCAATTGCTGGAATTAATTCACAAATTGTAGATCTTAAAGTTCTCTTTGTTGAAATCGATTCAACAGTTTATTACAACTCATCTCAAGTTGCAGATGCATCTACATTAAGAACCACTGTTATTAATTCATTACAGCAATATGCAAACAATGTTGAAATTAATAAGTTTGGTGGTAGATTCAAATATAGTAAAATGAATCAATTAATTGATAGAGTTGATAATGCAATTACTTCTAATATCACTAAAGTTATAATAAGAAGAGATTTAAAGGCATTATTAAATCAATTTGCACAATATGAATTATGCTTTGGTAATAAATTTAATATTAATCCTGCAGGATTTAATATTAAGAGTACTGGATTTACAGTTGCTGGAGAAACTAATACTGTTTACTTTACAGATGTTCCAAATAAAGATGGAAATGGTAATTTAGACAAATCTAATAAAGGAACTCTGAGTATTGTATATCAGAATACTAAAGGAGATTTAAAGGTTGTTGTTAAAGATGTTGGAATTGTTGATTATAAGAAAGGTGAAATTATTATTAATACAATTAATATTACATCAACAATGTCTCCAAATAATTTAATTGAGATTCAAGCATTCCCAGAATCAAATGATGTTGTTGGACTAAAGGATCTTTATCTTAGTTTTGATGTTTCAAATAGTAAGATAAATACTGTTAAGGACGTAATTGCTTCAGGAGAAGATGTATCAGGAGTTGTATTTACAAGAGACTATTACACATCAAGTTACTCTAACGGGATATTAGAGAGGAAATAAAATATGGCAAAAATTGATAAGAGTATACAGGTTAATACTGTAATTAAAAATCAGTTACCTGACTTTGTTGTATCAGATTTTCCAAATGCAGTAGAATTTTTTAAACAATATTATATTTCACAGGAATTTCAGGGTGGACCCACTGATTTAATAAGCAATTTTGATCAATACTTAAAGGTAGATAATTTAGTACCTGAAGTTGTTGTTGGAACTACAACACTTTCTTCTGAAGTTGATACTACTTCTAAAACAATTTTCGTTACATCAACAAAGGGATTTCCAGACCAATATGGTTTATTAAAAATTGATAATGAAATTATTTCATATACATCTAAAACTGATACTACTTTTGTAGATTGTTCTCGTGGTTTTAGTGGTATTACTGGATATAATGTTGGCATTTCATCATCATTATTAGATGTTAATAGAGAGTCTTTAGTTTTTAACGATACTCTTTCAGAAACACATAAAGTAAACGCTACTGTTACTAATCTTAGTGTATTATTTTTACAAGAATTTTTTAAGAAGTTAAAGAGAACATTTTTACCTGGATTTGAAGATGTATCATTTTCTGATGATCTTGATGTAGGTAATTTTATAAAGATTGCTAGAACTTTTTACCAATCAAAGGGTATTGAAGAATCTATTGCTATTCTTTATAAAGTATTGTTTGGTGTAGAAGCAAGAGTATTAGATCTAGAAGAGAATTTAATAAAACCATCTGGTGCAGAATTTATTCGTAGAGAAGTAATAGTTGCTGAACAAACTAGTTTAACTGGAGATCCTTCTAATTTAGTTGGACAAACAATTTATAAATCAACAGATACTAGAACACAAGCATCAGTTTCTGAAGTAGAACAATTTACAAGGGATAATAAATTATATTATAAAATATCTCTATTTGTTGGATATAGTGATAGAGATTTAATTGAAGGAACATTTACAATACCAGGAAACACTAAGTCTTTAGAACAAGTTCTTGAGAATGGATCAACTATTCTGGTTGATTCTACTGTTGGTTTTGGTAAAACTGGTGTTTTAATAAGTGGTGATAATATAATAAATTATACCTCAAAAACTATAAATCAGTTCTTTGGTTGTGACGGAATTGGTAGTTCAGGTATTGGTACTGCTGATAATATTAGATCCAATGAGGTTATTTTTGGATATGAGAACGGAGATTTAAATAAAAAGATTGAACTTAGGATTACTGGAGTTCTTTCAAGTTTAGAAACCATTTCTGATATTTCTTTAGTAACAGAGAAAGAAAATATTTACGTTAAAAATGTAGGTGAAAAGATTGAAAATCCTACTGATGGTACTGCAACATATAAAGAAATATTTGCAAATTCATGGATTTATAATACTTCTAGTAGATATCAAGTTGAGAGAGATGGAATTAATGGATCTACCTTTACATTACCAAGCACCATTGAATCATCTAGTTTAAAAAAAGGCGATAAAGTTTCTATCCTTGGGAGAAATTCTCAAACAGTTGAATATGGTGCATCAAATGGTAATATAGACGATGTTAATACTTCAATAAAACCAAATACAGTAAAGATTGGTAATTTAACATCTTGGCCTGGTGCGGTAACTGGAAAGTCATATGATATAAGAAGAAATCTTAAAAAGGCATCAAGTACTGGTGTTACTATAAAAACTGGTAATGAAAGTATTCTTACTGATGTATTAAATGTTTATAATAATAAAGATACTGATGGGTATGTAGTATCTAATTCATTACCAAGTTATTCTATTAAAACTGATTTAATTAAAGAAACAATTGTTGGAGTTACTACTGATGGTACCAATCCAACATTAATAAATGAAGTTAGTAGTGCAAAATATGATACCATATCCTTTGCTCAAGTCACTGCTAGTACATCTGCCCCAATTAAATTTGTTAAAGGTGATTCTGTTATATACACTTCAGGTATTGCAACTCAACCAATACTTGGATTAGTATCTGGCAATCGTTACTATGTCGATGTTTTAGAAAATACTGGAAATTATACTTCTAATATTAAATTATACAGTTCAAAGGGTCAGCAAGAAAGTAATAATGTTATTCTTTTACAGGCATCTGGTGCTGGACAAACACATACATTTACTTTAGAGAGACAATATAATAGAACATTAGACTCCTCATCAGTTTTAAGAAAATTCCCATTAAAGCAAAATCCATTTGTAGTTGGTAAAGAAGAAGTTCCAACAAATACTGTTGGTATTTTAATTGATGGTGTTGAACTAAGAAGTTCAGTATCTGATGATAACATTTATTATGGACCTTTAACAAAGTTAGATCTTTTTAATGGTGGAACAGGTTATGATGTTTTAAATCCACCTAAAGTGGTGATTGAAGATTCTATAGTTAGAGATAGTAATGGATTAAAAATTGGTATAGGAGAAACTGCATTAGTTGAACCAATCATAGAAGGATCTGTTGAAGAAGTACTTGTAGATCCTCAAGATTTTGATATTGATGAAGTAAGTGATATTAGTATTACTGGTGGTAATGGTAATGGTTGTTTATTAGAGGCGATTACAGGACCTAGATTTAGGGAATTGGAATTTGATAGTAGAGATATTTTCTTTAATGGTGGTATATCAATTGAAGATGAAACCATAACTTTTAAAACACCACATAATTTTGCAAACGGTGAAAAGGTTTTTTATAATAGTAATGGTAATACTAATATTGGAATTGGTGCATATAAGGATGCTGGTAATACGATTACAGGAACCTTAGCAAATGGTGCACCCTACTTTGTTGGTGTAGTCAATAGTTCGACTGTTCATTTATATAATAGTGAAAGTGATGCTATATCTGGTATCAATACTGTTGGTTTATCTACAGATACTAATGCTAGTGGTGTTCATAAGTTTAGAACTGTTTCTAAAAATACTATAAAGGCAGTAAAGGTTATAAATTCTGGATCTGGTTATCAATATAGAAAATTAAATGTAAAACCATCTGGTATATCTACATCCTTTAATACAATTAATTACAAGGATCATGGATTTAAAGATGGTGAATTGATCAATTACAGTCCAACTGTTGGTATTGGTAGCACATATCCTAAAGCAATAGGTGGGTTAAATACCACCAATTCATATTATGTTATGAAAGTAGATGATGATGCATTCAAACTTGCTGATGCAGGTATTGGTGGAACATCAACATTTGATTTTAATAGGAGAAAATTTGTTGGATTACAAACAACAGGAACAGGATATCAAACGTTTAATTACCCTGAAGTAAGAGTAACAGCAAAAGTTTCATATGCTTCTAGTATTACTGGAGATTTTGTAT